CGGAAGAATCAAAAGAAAATATGAGAAAAGCAGCATTAAAAAGATGGTCAACATCAAAAGTCTAGCCTTGCAGTTTTTTGAATCATATTGGCCTTTTCGCCTTCCATCTGCAATAAAGCTTTAAGATTTAAATCCCTTTTAATATAACCTACTATTTGTTCAATTTCAATCTTATTCGTATCACACCACTCAAGAATCGCTTCCATATAAGTGATATCTTTCATCCAAACAAGTTCTTCAACTTCTTCGGAAAAAGCATTCTTTCCGAAGAGTTGGGTAATATTATTATCTTTCTTAGCCATTATTTTAATGCCTAGCGCATTGGAAGTGCATCGGATCTATGTCATTTCCAGCGCCGCGCCAGCAGAATCCATGCTTGGTTAAGATAGCCACAAACTTCGGATCAATCATTTTACAACCAGCAACATAATGATGTGGAAAAGGATTGTGACCGGGGTCCATATCAATGGCACATGCCCATGAATGAACTGATAATCTGGAACCACCACGTTCTACGCGGTAACAAAATAATCCACCAGAAATATCTAATCGATGCTCCTTGATATATTCAATACCAAGTGTATCAAGAACTTCTTTAAAGGCTGCGTTAAAAGCGTCTAAACACTTCTTATGAACACGTAATCGCTTAAGTGGTGTTTTTGCCTCATCTGAATAAAACATAGGATAAGGAGGAATCCAAGTTACTAAATTAGCGGATTCCCATGCTGGTGACGAATTACCGTTACGACCTCTTGGATTACCATAAAATGCATTAAGAGCATTTACATCTTCGTGTGGCCAAATTACTGGCTTTACTGGTGCTATTGTTGTCATTTAAATCTCTTTCTTTTTTTTCCATAAAACTACATGATCACCAGATGAATCTCGTTCATGACCTGAACTAATAATTTCAGCATAATACATATTATCTGGAGAGAATGTATCATTGGGACTATCAATCCCAACTTCAAGTAGATTTAGAACTTGACTAGATGTTCCCTATGGTTAGGATTTACCGAGTCTCTCAACACCTTGTTGTCATTCACAGGAAGTAACCATTTAATTTTCCTGTTAGTTCTAAAACTTTAAATTGGTCGAGCCAGTGTGGACGCCACTCCACTTAAAGCTGCTGCTGTTCCAGCTTACAACATTAACGCTGTTGCCTACGATTTGGATATAAGGGACCAAAATTACCCTACCATCCATTCAATTCAAATGTTTCACCGCAGCTAACATTACCGGGAATGGAACCGTAAGTGTGAAGCGCGTACATCCCTGTCAACACCTAGATGGTGTAATCTTCCTGAACTTTCGCATCACAAATAGGCGGCAGTTTTTCTGTTGCTAAGAAAACTGCCAAACTCCAGTAGGGTTATGCAGCTAGTGCATACTCTGCAGTGTTGTAATTGTCGTTGACATTTACAGGTTTTGAACTGATTGGCGGTCGTTTCTTACCGGAAACTCTTTTGCTCTCTTCCAAGATAATCGAACCGTTCGCCCCCATAGTTAAACTCACCTTAATGAGTTTATGGTGGAGGCGGGGGTATTGAAACCCCGTCTTACCTTTTCTTTAACAACGTCATCGTTTCATTATTATTTATACAATATCTAGCTTAAGAAGTCAACTCTTATTTTAAATTATTTCATCCGCTTGTCGTCCGATACACAGTCGGTGCTGGTGTGATTAATCCTCTTTCTAAACTTGCAATTGGCTCCCATTCAGGGAATGTTACAACAACTTGTGAATAAACCATTTCCTGATGTTTTTTTGCAGCCTCAGATAAATCCATATCTCTTGCCCTTGTAATAATCTCAATACAAGAAGAATTTGTTATATTACATGCTACACATGCTAATGCACCAAATTCATCGGACGTACAGCGGGAATCCCGATTCTTTTCACAAATTCAGTAATGTGGAGCGGCGTATAGTTTGTGTGCTCCACACACATTGAAATATAATGTGGATCTTCTTTTGCTGGCCACTTAACGGAGTCTACCATCATTTTTCCAGAATGAAGATGCCCATGAAGATTGACTTCATCTGCAGTTTTGAACTGGCTTACAGGGATTGGAACGTGGGTTACAACCAGTTTTTCTTCCCTGAATACGCGCCAGAGCATAATCTTATCAAAATACTTATAAAGTTCCTGCTTAATCACATCATCGTGATTACCAAGAATCAGACGCTTCTTACCGTTCATTCTGGAGATGATAGGTCCAATTTTAAATGCTGGTCCGAAGGCAAAATCACCACCACAATAGAAATGGTCATACTGACCGACTACCGAATTATGTCGCCTAATAAGTTCTTCATTCATTTCATCAAGACAAGAGAAGTCTGGCCGAAGTTTTGTTCCATCTGGATTGAGGAATTTCAGAATATTGGCGTGGTTGAAATGATGATCACTTGCAAGATAAATTTCAGCCATTAGTTATTAAGCTCCTTCACCACTGAAATGAGAAGAATAAAGAAACAAAAACTCCACACAAACGGCCCAAATATAAGATACAAAATATGTATCATTACAGATGGGACTCGATTCGATTTATCAAAATCAATCATAATAAGAGAAAATCCCAAGAGTAACCACAAAATAACTACAAGTAAAATCACAATAATATCTCCCAATCGTTTTCAATTAAATCACATCGTGTAGGTGTCCACGGAGCACCAAGGCGATTTTCTTCATCATATTTAAGTTCAATAAAAGACAAAATCTTATTTGAACCCGGATTCAATATAATATACTTACCCGGCTTCCATGCTTTTCGAAAAGCACGTGTATCACACTTTCTTTTAATATAAACCAAAACCTACTCTTGATACATTCATACTCGTTCCCCGATAATCTTTTTCAGCGATTCTAAATCAAACTTACCAACTTGCGATGCACCAAGGAAGCAAACTTCTTTAAGTTCTTCTTCTGGAACATCCTTATGAGTAAGTACAACAATCACATTCTTTTTGACATCAAGCCAAAATTCGACTTGATCATTATTTGTTACAGGTGAATCTAGTTGCCCAATATAAAGTGGAACCAATTCCTTTTCAGCAATAAAGGCCAGAATTTCTGCCGGTGAACCACATATTTCCTTTACCACTGGTGCTACAACAGGTTTAGCCATTGTATTCTCTAATACAAATGATAAACCAAAAAGAGTAGCACCACCAACAATCATACTTAGACAGATATGATTAAAATTCATTTGTTATTCCTATTTAAAAGATTCTAAGGATGGTTGTGGATTCACCACACCGTCCATGAAACAAAATTCCATCTGTTTTGATATCAGACATAACCTTACGGAGATCAATTTTTCCGCCTGATACAACTATTTGTAGGATAGACTTGGTATTCCTACCGATTCTCTTAGCCATCGAAAGTTTTTCATCAAAACCAAGAATTGTTGTACCCTTGACCGTCATACCAATTTTCGCGGCTGTTTTCAAGACAGTAAGTTTATTGTATTTACTATCAAAAAGCCATACCTCTTGTGCACCAATAAGTCTTTTCGGTTCACAAGATTTAAGACCATATTCCTTGTTTTCCACCTGATATTGAAAAGTTTTCAACAAACGTTCAGGTGTAACTGGTTTACAAGTACGTGGTTTACGTTCTTTCTTGTTATGTTGGATATGCCTTTCACCTGCTGCGATAAACTTTCTGAAAAAGTTAACCCGATTCTTAAGTTCAGCACGGCAAAGATGACGATAACCTTCTTTCAAATCGGGATCAGTACCATTATACGCTTCCATTAATTCATTAAGAAGCGGCTTATAATATTCCACAATCTTTATTGAATACTGTACAAGAATTTCCTTGCTCTGCAAATAATCATACAGATTGAAGTTCCAGTCTTCATTATCGATAATCACTTCAATATCGCCAATGATATTGTTTAGGCGATTTACGAACCGTTCATGAAGGGACAAAACATTCTGTGTTGTTTCCTTCGGTGCCATCTTGGAAGAGGAAGCTGCTGCATCACTCACTCGCTCGTCGATGCTTTTAATGGGGTCAGAAGGAAGACTATACCCATTCAAAATGAGGCGGGAGTTCCATGCAGCAGTAGTGGGAATAAAATCATCAGTGATTGTTTTGATGAGACAGATCATATCTTCATCTTCATTACAATCATAATATTCATTAAGATACTGGCGAGCTTCTTTAGCTCCCTTGACTCGATTATACCACGTCAAGGAATCCTGCCATTCCGAATTCGTCAGAAGATGGCCTTCCTTAAACACTGGCTCCTTACCAAAGACTTTCTCATTGGTTTTATACTCAGCCATTGTCGTGTGGCGAGATATTTTTCGCAGTGTGACTTTCATAATCAGTTTCCTAATTCAACATCATGATTTATTATACGCCAATAGCCTTAAAAGTCAACATATTATTTAAATTTTAATTTATAATATATAATAACAAATGATAATATCGTAGTCAAAATGTTGAATGCTGCTGCTGTCCACGATCCAACTAAAATAGCAAACCATATCCACATAAAACCAGCCAAGAGATAAATTACTTGTGTTGATAGATTCAATGCATGTGTGTTGTGTGTTTTAACAACTTGATATACTTGTGGAATAATACCTATAAACATCAACAAACCAGCAAGGAAACCAAGTACATCAATCATTTTTATTAGATCCATTAAATTTTACAATTGTATAACATATAGAACCTACAACTAAACCAAAACAAATTAATAATAAGAATTGAGATGATAGATATGTCATTATTAGAAATAATGTCATAGCAAATGCAAACAGAGCGAGCAGCATTAAACTACCAACCGCAGCTACATTCGTAAAAGTCCCCAAAAAACTATCATTACAACAGAGAATATAATTTAAATAATTTTTAATCCACTTAGTCATCAAACATACCCCTTACTGGTTGAATTACAGGAACATTTTCCCATTTAGCACGTCGAACCATATCTGCTGTTCCAACTCCACCAGGAAATGCTACAACTAGATCTGGCTTACCTTCATCCAACATCTGCTTGTTACGAATTGGGCCAGCCCCCATACCATATTTCTTCCAATCTGCTGGATAAGTTTTAAGACTAATATCATCAATATTACTACATTCCCACCAGTTTTGAGCATAACTATCTACACCACGGGCACCACCTTCAATAATAAGGGTAATTGGTGTTTTCTTATGAATTTCATCTAATGTTTTATAGACAAAAGATTCATCCATATATTCACGACCACCGCACACTAAAACTTTCATAATTTAATTTCCTACTTAGTATTACGTGGGATACCACCAACATACAGGCATGCTTCTACTGTATTGGTGCCAACAAATGATCCTTGCTTCCATATACCATTAGGAGGAAGAACACACAAGACTTCACCATTTTTCTTAATAAAATCTACTCGTGTCTCAACACAACCTGACAAAAATAAAATAGCTGTGATTAAAATAATACCAAAAAGTAAATGAACTTCTACATTCATATTCATGATTTTTATCCCCTGACACATCCTTGAATGTTTAAATATCTATCATAAGACCATTTCAAAACATATTGACCAACAACCTGTGTGGCGTGAGCATTGCACTCAGTTATGCTCAGATTTTTTGATTCAACCATTTCAACAGCACATTCATCACTCATACAAAGTGTAACTGGAATATGAAATGGATGATTTAGATAATCATATGCATGTGGGTTATTTTGAGGACCGGGAGCAAGATTACCTGTTCGATGAAAATCTGGATTGGTAATCACTGATGGTTGGTTACTTTCAGCATGAGCAATTCCAACCAGAATAAAAATCAATGCCACGATAATATTAAAACATAGAAAACCATTTGCAAAATTATTATTCATATTCACTCCTCAAAACGCGCGACCGGATTTACGTCTATCTTACTCATTCGAGTATCTTTCAACTCTACTACAAGGGAGTTGCCCTGAACCGTACAACATGTCTCGATAAATCCAGTTATCATGAAATTGGTGATCCACCACGGAATCGAACCGCGTCAATGGAAGGGTGTAGACCTTCCGCCTTCCCATCTGGCTCATGGACCTTTAGTCTTTAGAAACTTCTGGTATTCTAGTTCCTCACCAATACATTCCATTAGAATGTCATAGATATTAATATCTTTCTTTTGTGACTCAGGTAAAGCGTCATATTTCTTTCGTAACTCTTTACTATCTGTTAGTGAATTAGCTATCTTAGCCTTTTCACAATTATCTAAGTATGCTTTAGCTTCCTGTTCATTCATCATACCCTCATTATTAAATGGCGGAAGATGTAGGATTCGAACCCACGGAACCCTTTCAGGCTCGCCCGCTTTCAAGGCGGGTGCTTTAAGCCAGACTCAGCCAATCTTCCGTTGTTTATTTATGAAAGTAGATTACTAATCTTTGTAGCAACTTCCTTCGTACGAACCGCTTCGGTCTTATGTGCCTCATGCACTTCAACCAGACGCTTTTTACCCCGCATTCTTACGGCAGCCCTGAAACTTTATCTTACTGCGAAACACTGCGTTTGTAGCGGTGCCTCAATTTCTTTGGCAAGCTCCTGTAACGCCTCATTGGCATCACAGACATATTGTAAACTGATCGCTATCAGTTTGATGCTCATCCCTTGGGCAGTATTGAGAAACAAATTACGTTCCTGTTGACTATCGAAGTAGAAGGTTCTTATGGTAGTCAGTGACTTGTGTTTGATCTCAACGTTGGCTGTGTAAATTGTTCGCAATATCCTGACTCCTTATATTTCAAATTATAGGGGAATTCTAAATAAGAGTCAAGATATATTATTTCTTCTTTTTATATTACAGTCTAGCTAGATACATAACTTTTCGGCCATAAGCAGTACACTTACTTGAACCGATACCCATATTATATGAAGAATATGCTGCACATGTATTACCGTGCATGGCAATGGCTTTCTTTAGATATCGAACACCTGCTTCTAGGCCAGTTCGGCAATCATGAAGATTACCATAAACACCAACTGATCTTGCTGTAGCTGTTTTAACTTGCATAATACCATGGGCAATCCCGTTATCGGCACCACACCTTCCACTACTTTCCATCTTAACAATTGCATGAACAACTGCTGGATTCATTCCATGCTTATGAGCAACTTGTGCTACCAGATCATTATTTCCTTTAATAATACGAGCAAATTTATTCATTGCCTTTACATTTTCAGATTGTGATTGGTCAATACCTAAAAACTTTTCCCAAAATGAACCAGCAAAAGCAGGTGTTGTTGACAACAACATTCCAGTGACTAATAGTGTCTTTATCATTACTTATTAAACTCCTTGTTAAAGGGAGTGACCATTCCTCTTACCCCATCGAGATACGGACAATCCTGTGATATAAAATGGACTCTTTTTGAGTCCATTTTAATTGTTAATCAGATAAAACCTTGTAGACCAAACCTAAGAGTACACCATTAAGAATGATCACAATTAAGGTAACAAATCCCGGAGTCATCTGTGATGCGGTTAATACTGCCGAAGCTAATAGAAACCACTTTACGTTTTTCTTTAAAAAATCCATTTATTTACTTCGTACTAAAAGTTAGCTTGGTTGACGCATCCCAATTACCAGCCCCACGGTCAAGAACTCCTTCGAAGTCACCATCATCAGTATGGGCACGAATCGTTCCGGCTTCTTTACAATGACCATTAAAACCAGTTGAATCAAGAATTGCGATAGCTACACCATTACCAGCACTTGGAATACTAAATTCATTATGACCCTTCCATGAACCAACACCAAGCATCGTCCACTCTTCACAAGTAATCGAAGTAATCTCACTTGGAATAGTGCTAATAACAACAACATATGGTGTACCTGAAAGGTGGTCCAGACGAGTCTTGACTTTGACATTATCAGCCATACATGAAGTCATAGCTGCAATAGAAAGAGCAGCAACAGTAGAAATAAGTTTAAGATTTCGCATTTCATTTTCCTATCGTTTGGTTGTAGTAAAATAATTTAAATTGGTGGAGTTGGAGGGAATCGAACCCTCAAATGCGCATTGCAAATGCGCCAGTTTCCCGTTAGCTTACAACCCTTGTTGTTTATTTAGGCAGTTGCTGTTACAGAAATCTTCTTCTTATAACCAACAAAACCTAGTGTGGTAAAACCAATTAGCATCATCATCCATGACGAAAGTTCAGGAACACCAGTTGTAAGTGAACCCATTTCCTGAACAGGATAACCACCATTACTGGAAGCATACAATTCATAAGTGTTCGGACCAGTTCCCCAAAGATTCCAATAACCAGAAACATCACCCTTGGTAGTGAACAAAACACCACCCAAATCCATCTGTGGATTTGTTGAAGTAGTCAATAGATTGTTATAATAAAACAATCCATCAGGACTATAACTAATCCCCGGAAAATTACTATTTGAAACAAGTCCACTGATAACCTGTTTACCAAAAACAGTATTATTCACAGTACCATTGATCTTAACAATTTCACCATCAGGTTTAACACCAAACTGGCCAATAACATTTACATTATCAGTAAATGACTGGAACTTGAAATTAACTTCCTTAAGTTGTTCGGTAGCATATGCACCTGTGATCATTGAAGTCCCAATGATGGTGGAGGCAAGTACAATTTTCACTAGATTATTCATAATATTTTACCTCTTTTGTTGTGTTAAGTAATTGTGGTGTTTAAGTTTGTGACAACGGAACACCACATCCGTCTAGCCTGTTTTTCTAAAATGTGTCTACAAACAGGACCAAAATCCACACATTAAAGGACCGGGAAGCCCGGAATTGAACCGGCTCGTCTGGCAACTTTTCGAAGGCTCCAGCACTTCCCTAAAATAAATGTCCCGCTTTGCTTTTTCAAGCTTATCCAAGAAACGACCTAGTATGTTTGCAACCATATTCTCTAGGCGGACATTTTAATACTAGCGTGCGATACTCTTTAATTCTTTCGTTCTTTTACTACCTTAGTGGCACGATCACGTTCAGTAAGTTCATTTCTAAGTGCCAATCTCTGGTTCTTAGTCAATGATTTAGATACCTTTTTCTTTGCCATTTTAAACATCCTATATATTTATATATAATAATATCGGCGTCCTACTTCCTTAGACGACTCTACGACTCTCCCACGAAAGTCAAGAGGTAGGCTATGAGTCCTACATTTCCGAATGGTGCGACAGAACGGACTCGAACCGATATTCTGCAGAGTGAAGGTCTGCTTTCCTAGCCATTAGAAGACTGTCGCGTTGTTTGGTTGCGGAGTGAGAATCGAACCCACCTAGTCGGCTTATGAGACCGATGTCGTCAACCAGAAGACTATCCCGCAAAAACTTTTACTTTACGATATTTTGTACAGTTGTCTCAACATTAGCAACTGCGCCTACAGCGGTTGATACACCACTTGTTGCCGTAGAAACTGCAGCAGTATTAACTGCAGTAAGAGTCTTTGCAACTACTGGAACAGCTTCAACCTTTGCTTCAACCTTTGCTTCAACTGCTGCTTTTACACCACCAAAAAGCTTCTCAACCTTGGTTTCAAGACCTTTAACAAAATTTTCAACATCAGTTACAACTGTTTTAATTACGTTTGACATATTAATTTAATCCTTTGTTTTTCTTCTTATTTATATAAGTTAATCGGTTGACTTTGATTATTTTACGCTATTCTCAATCAAAGTCAACCGATATTTTACTTTTTATGCGGCTTTTTCAAGCTTTCTTTTCTTAATCCATCTGAAATCTCCACCAAGTGCACGACCTACTGCCATAACCGTTGCATATTGCGGTCTCTTGGTATTACCATGAAACCAATTATACAAAGTTGAGGCTGATACACCTGATAACTTAGCGACATCATCTAGAGTTAGACCACTATCTTCCCATGCTGTACGAAGAATATCAATGACGGGATCTTTATCCACGAAATTGTAGGTTCGATAAAAGATAGCCATAACGGAAACTCCTTATTTTGCAAGTTTCCATATTCCCGGTTTTACTCGTTCAATTTCCTTACGTTCATGTAGCTTTTTTAAAAGAGAACCAACACCACTTCCACTAAATCCTCTGTTATTTAGGATCTCTTTAAGAGATCTGAATTCCTTTGGACCTTGTTCTAGGCTAGTTAATATATGTTGCCTAGCAGTCAAACTCCCGTCTTTTCGAATTATTGGACTTCGTATTTTCTTTTGTATGGATGGTGTGGAATCATCCTTCTGTGGATGAGAAGCAAACATAAACTCCTTCATGTTAGTTAGTGTCATTTCTTCTATTGGATGAATTTCCAATTCGGAAAAGTTAATGGTTGGATTCCTCTGCAAGTCTGCTAACAGACTTCCAAGCTCAGACTGGTCAACAGTCACTTTAATAGCAAATCGCATCAAGATACTCCTTCTATTTTTTAGAGTCGTCTTTCTTGTATTCACCACACCATTCCATAATATATGTTTCCGGGAATGATGAAGAAGTGTCATTATTAGTCCTTCTTGGAGGATAACGCTTACATTCACCCTGATGTGAAGAAAAACTCTTCCAGAAATGGCAGTGTCCACATTTTTGGACACTGCCATCATCATTATGATTGGACATCAAACCGCATCCGCAAATTCAACGGCAAGGGCAAGAGCCTTTGCATTCAAATCCTTGGAAGGACCATACCAAAGGGAAGCAACGCGGTTGTCAGCAGACCGTCCAAGCTCATGATTCGTGATATAAGTCACGGCATTAAGAGCCTGCCAGAAAGTCCCCGGCACATACTGCGAACCCGGCTGCGTATCAACAAGTTCAAGAGCGCGCTTGGCGTTCTTGGAAACTTCCTTGTTCTTGGCTTCACCAGCAACCGGGAAAATCTGATTAAAGTAATCAACAATGCTCTGCCCATTGTAACGCTTGCGACCAAGAAAAGCAGCGGTTTCCTTGTAGGCTTCGAGTTTCTTGTGGGAAACTCCAAGAACTTCCTTCACCTTGTCACCATCAAACTTGGCCCGATGAGTTACACGAACCTGTGAAGCCGACCTGCTGTTCAAAGCAAGGGTCAAAGTGTTGTTACACACCACACGAGTCGGCGTAAACCGGATATCGATTGACTGACCGAACTTATGGGGATTCGTGAAAAGCAAATAGGCTTCCACTTTATCTCCACCGAAAATGGTAAACTCTTCGTTCACCCTTGCCAGTGCCCACACAATTTTACCATTATGAAGCGAACCGGCAGTTTCCATATTCATATCGCCCGCAGAGATAAAGTCATTGAAAAACTCAAAGGCTTCAATGTTCTGCGTCGGATTCCAATCCTCGGACACAACGTCAAGGATGGAGCTATCACTCGACCTAACGAGTGCCGACTTACCTAATGAAACCTGCTTGCCTTCAATGGTAACAAATGCAGGAATCTTATGAACAGTCCAATCCAACTGTGCAGCTTCCAGCATCTGTTGGGGAGTCAAATCTCCGGGAACAGCCTTACCAAGACCATGCCAAGGGGTTTCAATCATATTGTAGGCCATCGTTTCAACTTCATGCATATAATCAACTCCTTAAATTTCACCGCGAGCGCGTTAGCTCATATTTTTATTATATAGGATTCTGTTAAAACGTCAACGATTATTTCATCGTTTGATAAAGAAAAGGCCGAATCTTTCCCAGATTCGGCCTTTTAGATGGCTTTCAACCAGATCGTTTTAATATCCTTTTACCTGACAACGATTCTGCGCACTCTCTTATCAGTTTTGCCTAGAGACTTTCTCGAAACGGATGGATTGATTATTTTCTTATCAAACCGTTTCGATGCAGACCAAAAGTCATCAGATGGTCTTACGATTTCGATACCCAATAGTTCCGAAATATTCCGCTGAACTTTAGACAAACGCACAGTAGGGTTGTTTTCGGTGTTCATAATGTTTAACTCCGCTCATGATAAGTCAGGATAGGATAATCCTTTCTTTATTTTTCATAATAAAGTTTCAATTCCATTTACAGGTATCTGTTACGTTTCTGCTCCTCGTTCCTCCCCTTTATATCTCTTTAGGAACATTGTTATAGTAACCCAGTCACCGTTATAAGTCAAACTCTTTTTAGATTTATTTTTTCCCTCCGAATCATTTCCATATACTTTTTGTACAGACCAACTTCCATACCCATAGCTTCAATTTCATGTGGTGTAAACCAATAATCCAGATCTGGATCTACCGCCTTACCAAACCACCAAATATTATCCCCATCTTCACTACCACAACTAAGCTCATTGATAGCAAGTTGTTTAATATGAACGCATTCATGCGCTATACTTTTCAGAGTCTTGATACGAGACATACAATTGTCGAGAACAAGGGTAAAATCCCGTGGTGACTCACAATGGTCAGTAGACCTTACCTGTGCTTCTGTACCATACGTTCTTTTCAGATACGGTCTAAAAACCACATCAACATGGACAAGTGTATTAAGATCCGGCAACAACAAACCTAGATACCAATCTAGGCATTTCTTCGTCTCAAGAATAGTAATACGATTCGGTTTTCCAGTGATACTCGACTCACACATATTAACCCCCAACGAATTAGATCAGTTCGCCAACTGAACCTTATTTAAGACTTATTCGGGTTATAGTCAACCATATAATGGGTAAATCTACTGTGTGGTTATATTTTTTTGGTAATCTATCATGATTCAATCATCCAATGCTAGTATCGGGAAATACGTATTCCGTCATCTGAAAATCACTATAGGTACATTCCCTTAAGTAGTCAAGCATATTATAAGAGGAAAATCTCAAAAACTTTTTCCATAAATTGGTCTTTATCTTTTACAAATACTTGTGGTGGATTGTTGTCAACAGCCATTAAAGTTACTATCTGTGGAACCTTGATACCATACAATTCTTCAACCATTAAAGCATATATTGTTTCCTGACAAAAATAGGATTCAATCCATTCTTCTTTCTTCACCTTTAAAGAAGTTTTAAAATCTACGATGGAAAGTTGTTCATTATATATTCCCAAGAGATCACATCTACCTGCTGTTTTGTAGAATTTGGAGTAGAGTGGCAACTCAATTCCGTAGATGTCTCCGACGTGTTCATCAAGATATGGTTGGATAGTCTTAAAAGTGCTTTCGTTAACAGGCATCTCGCCTCCAACGTAATCTTGTTCATTTCGGAGGTATCTTTCACAAATGTTATGTAGCGATGTTCCTCGTACACCTGCCTGATAGGTAATTCTTGCTGCATTTTCATATCCAACTTTTTGACGCCACTTATCCAATGATGCTTCTTTATTGAAGTACCGTCCTAATACAGTTGTTACAGACGGAAAAACACCAGAAGGTGTGGTGTAAAACCTACCTTTTGGTGTATCCTCACTTGTTATATTTCCTATTGGGAGAAAGGCATGATTGAAGAATTTAGTTCTATCTGCCTTTCTAAAAATTTTATCCCTTAGAGTTGACATATTGGTTTATCTTTACAGTTATCATTGTGCCATCTATTAAAAACATTTGAAGTTATTAATCTTTTTTGTGTACTATTTATTAAATACCAACCTTGATGAATATCACATAAATAGTTGGATTACTCCCTTATCCTCTAGATCACATTTTGCTATAATAAATTGTTTAACAAGATTACTACGAACAATATCCTGTACTTCAAATTCAATAAAATTAAAAAGACTCATTTGTTTTATAATCTTCATAAAACTTGGTAAACCAGTTTTTTCACGTGTATTCAATAAATCACTCTGTCGTAGATCACCACAAAAAATAACTTTACAATTTTCACCTATTCTTGTTATTAAAGTTCCTAATTCCTGTGCTGTCGCATTCTGCATTTCATCAAAAACAACAATTGCATTCCTTAAGGTAAGGCTTCTTAGGAATGATGTAGAGGTAAATTGGATAACACCTCTAGTTTTAAGTAAAGGATATGCGTCACTACGACCAAATAATTCATGACAAATTTCCACATAAGGGGTTTCATAATAGGATTCTTTTTCTTCTGCCTTACCCGGCATAAATCCTTGATCCCTTGAAGGGACAGTCGATCTAACGATAATCAATTTATCATAAACTGATCCACCTTCCAAAATTTCATCTAACGCCAAATAAATTGAAAGAAATGACTTACCTGTTCCCGGAAAACCATGTAGAAAAAGGTTCTTTCCATCATCATAATCATCAAAAACTTTTCTTTGATTATCAGTCAGTGGCTCTATTTCATGAATTTTGAGAACATTTTTAATTTTTTTCTCAGTTTCAAATACTTCTTCTATATTATTTTGGGATTGTCCTCTTGGTTTTCTTCCATGCTTGACGGTTTTGGCGTAGTGAGTTTTGGAAATGGACATATTGTTTTACATTCCTTATTGTTCTTGATTGAAAATGATCTAATGGATCATCAATTACATGACAAAATTTGAAATGATCACCGAACGCGGATCGTGTTCCCCCTATGTTTAGTTTGCATGTTGCGTAATACATCTCTGAAACCTTCAGATGGTTTTGTGATTCCAAGTTTAATTGGATCACCTATGGATGGCGTACCACATACTCCTGCCTCGAGATGTGGATTAGCTTCCAGAAATGCATCATATTCTGAAATTTTAAGAAAGTGAACTTCGACTTCTCTTGTATCTCGTTTTATAAAATTGTATGTAGGCAAACTACTTCTCCTTTAATTATTTATCTTGGTATTGGTTGAAATTGATGAAGTTCAGATTTTGCAGTCAGATAAGATTGACTTGCTTCTTGTATATCGTCAAAATAACCAAGATGAATACATTTTCCTTTAACTTTAATCATTGCCATCCATTTATTACTTGGTTTATTCCAATGAACTCCCCTATAACCGGATTTATTATTAGAATTTATTTTTCTATTTTGTCCGTTTTCTAATGTAGTTGCCTCACGTAAATTACCAATTCGATCATTAGATGGATTTCCATCCTTATGATCAATATCATTAATAGGCCAATAACCATAAGTCATTGCCCATATAACCCTATGAACTTTATAAGTTTTGGAATTAATACTAACAGTAATATACCCATCTTTATGCAAACAACCTGCAGTTTTACCTGCATATCTCGTATTCCATGTTTTATCAAGTCGTCCTATTTCTGGTCGACTTTTCCAAGTCAATATACCAGAAATAGGATTACATATTAATAACTCATGTAAAGTTTGGATATTACATGAGTTAGTACTCATTATCTTCAATATCCGCCCAGTCACTTCTACCTTGTTTATTTTTATTTTTCTTCTTTTTGTAATAATTGGCGTTTAATCTGGCTACTCGTTTATTTGCCTGATCATATCTATCATCACATGGTTCATAAATATCTTCTTCTTTAACTTCAACAGGTTTATAATTCTTCTTCATCTTTTTTACTCTGTTTTTCCCTTGGCTGGTGCTTCTGGAAGTAATCCAGGATATGCTTCATTTACTAATGCTGGAGTAATTCCCTTATACGGAATCTTCTTGTCCTTAGCTTCACAAAGAAGTAAAGCATCTGCTGGTGCAATAGATTCTAGCAGTTGAATGAAAAGCATTTCACGTTTCAGTGGTTTCAATGCATCATTGCCACCTGCACAGAAAAGATAAAGTCGCTTCCATTCTGTATGGAGCCTTCCTTCTTGGTCAAGGAACTCACAAGGCTTATATGGAGGAACACCTTCTGGAATTGCTGACTTAACGCCGGGATGGAAGGCAAGTTGCAGCACTGTGCGTAGAGCAGGATTATCATTCTTCTGAAGAAAAGCGATCTTATCTTTACGTGCGGTTAATTTACTTGTCTTATCTAGAATTTCTGCTACACCCAAAATCATTTCTCTTCCTTTATTGTTTAAAATCTTGTAAATTTTGCATATGTTGTTTGAGTGAATGTTCAAAGAAATAATTGAACAAATTCCCTGACTTTTTATTTTCCTGCTTATCAAATTCTTCTAATATTGAAAGTCTAATATGTTCCGGAGTATAATTGAGATCAATTAATTTTTCGTTAGTAAGATATCTTTCTAACATATGAGGATCACAAAAATCAATCGGATCTTGTTTTACCCATTCTTTTAATTTGACTGACATGACTGATTTTTGACGCTGGCCTATTGCTAGGCAATTTGCTGGTGAAAGAATGTTAGGAACTCCATCCCCACGATCACCTCTAATAATTTGTTCTTTCAAGAACAACTTTGCTTCTTTTACTGTTACAATTCTATCCATATTTTTCAACTTTCCATCCAATACAATTATTCAATAATTCCATATTATTTAATTTTGTTGTATGCGACTTCTTTATTGATGGTATTATTCCTTTATTTATCCATTTGAACATTTTATTAAAACCAAGTGAATGTTCTTTACAGAATTTTACAAGACCACCATTAATAAAATATTCTTCACCTTTAGGAGAAGTTATTTTTAGTTTATTTGCATGAACATTCTTTGAACCAGCAACAGCGTTAGAAGTAGCTTTCCTTTTATTTTCAATTTGTTCTTTTGTAAAATATTCTTCTATTTTCCTTCCTTTTCGTTTAAAGGAAGGATTTGTTTCACCAGTTGTATATGGGCCAATATTTCCACCATCTAAAACATTATAACCACACATTTCATTAGTAGCACTTAATACATCAATTAAGAATGGTTCGGCTTCATTTAATAATATATCTTTATTACAACCACTATAAACTATGTTTTTCTTTATATTATCCCAACCATATTTTCTAATTGCATTATACAATCTAGGATTATGTGAATTTTTAAATCTTGAACACCTTTTATGAGTTCTCATTCTATTTTTAAAATTAGTAGTAAAACCAACATAAACTTTATTGTTTGGAAATTCGAGAACATAGACACAACATTCACTCATAAAAAGCACTCATAGGATTATCATCCGATATTAAAAAACCCTTATCTTCAGTACGAGTTCTATATAATTTTACATCACTATATTTAAGTAATTGAAAAAAATCTTTATCATTTGATACAATTACAATTTCTTCGTTTTCATGATGCTCTTTACATAACACACCAATGATGTCATCAGCTTCTGCACCAGCAACTTCAATAATTCGATATGGGAATACTTCCTTTAGTTCAGACTTTACTTGGTTAAAACATTCAAATATCTTGTTCCAATCAAGTGGAGATTTTTCTCTATCTTTCTTTCTAGAACTTTTATAGTATGGAAATAAATCTTTTCTCCAATAATGATTAGAGTCACAACAAATAACTAATTCACCTGAACCAGTTAATTTCATTTTTATTGATCTGATTGTATTTAAAATCATATGTCTAATCATGGGTAAATCGATTACAGGATTCTTCTCACCCTTAATCGATTCCATCAGATTAGCTATTGCTATCTGATTAAAATCCAAAAGTATCATCTTTCATACCTTATTTGTTTCAGCTTCTGCCGTATCATTAGCTTGTTTATTGAAATTAATATTCAAACAATCTGCAATCTTAAAATCACCATCTTCACCTTCTTGGAAGACTTCTTCAGCAATTTCTTGAAAAGGATGTAATGCTCCATAATGACTACAAAGCATTGACCTTAATGCTTCAATTAGAAATGCACCATATTTTGTTGCATCTTCATTAAATTCAAAACCAACACTTTTTAGATCTTGGAATAATTGTGGAACAATAAAATCTATTGTATCATTAATATGGTCGAAACGAAGTCCATCCAAATCATTTTCTAATTCTGCTTTAGTTGGTGGAATTTTTGAACCGGGTTTACGTGGAAAATGGATAATTTTTGCTTCTGTCATTGTTATTTTTATCCTTCCATATTTGAGAGACTATTAAATCTCTCAAATGTTTATTTTTTTTTTTTATAGGTTAACCCATTTTTTCTGTTTAATAAGTTCATTGTAAATCATACGCTGGATTTCATCTAGATCGTCTAATCTAGAACTAACTCGGTTTAGATAACCATCTGCGGCTTTACATGGGTCGCAACCTTTTGGGGTATTTATTGGCCTTGGTCCTTCAAAAACTGAATTGATTAGATAAAGAGTAGAAAGTTTATCTTCGAAAAGATTACAGAGTGAATTAATTTTAGTTTCGATGGTATCTAAAGTTACTTCTACACTATTACCAATTTCAAGAGAATTATTTGTACAGCATTGATTATTATTAGATAACGATACCATCCCCGGCGATGCTTTTATAACAGGACGTGTTAGTTCAGTGTATTCATCATATCTACTCATTTCATTTCCTTTCAAGAAAGTTTTTAATTTCAGCAACAACTCTTACACTTTTTAATGTTCCAAAATGATTCTCATTAATTTTAATGTATTCTGGACCATCCAAATCCATTTGTGATGAAACAGTTAGAACATCATCATTTGGTTCTGCAAACATACCATACATGCTTCCTCCAGTCGTAACATAACTTAAAACTGGAAAGTTAATTGGTTCACTTTTTAATTTTACGATAATTTTACTGTCGGTTGATATATCTTGCATTACACTTGTTGGCATAAACCAACTCATTAATGCTGCTGACCTTGACCCACCAAATGGTGCTGATAGAGTTACTACTTTATCAAAGTCAATTTTATCTCGTGCAGCTAATGCAATAACACCACCAAGAGAATGAGCGATTACTTGTATTGGTGATTCGACATCTTTCATTTCTTCAATAAATCGATCAATTATTTTTTGTAATGGGCTTAAATAATTGTATTCGAAATTGATATATTCATGCTTTCCTAAAGCATTTCTAATGAAATTAAAAGATCTTGGACTGTCGTTTGCCCCGTGGATGTATATAATCATCCTGCTTAGGCACCTTTTCTGTTTTACGAAGGTGGGAAGGAGGTTTCCTTCCCACTCTTTTCTTATATTTATACAATCAGTTTGTCTGATAAACGAATTTCGGTGTCGGAAGATCTCTTGGTTCATTCACAATCGAATGAAGAAAAACAAGCCACTCTGGAGTGCGTCTAACCCAAGAATAAAATGCGTCCGTATAACTCTTCTGTGATGCTAGAATACCTAGCGACCGATTCTTCTTAACAGTATCAATTGCAAACTCAAGCATGTTATAGAAAAGATTAGCATGTGCATTTACATCTTCCTGATACTGATACATCAGTGTCCAGTTACAAGCAGTTTCTGAGAGAGCACCAAGATTTGGATGAACACACAGAAGCCCTGCAGACATTGCTTCAATTAATGCAATACAACTAGTCTCTTGCCAGATCGATGGATAAGCAAAAATATGAGATAGTTGTAGATTCTTACGAACTACATCATTTGGCTGAAACCCTAGATTGTTAATCTTTGGATGTTCGTCTAAGAATTTAAAAAGTGGTTCAAATTCCTTATCCCGATCATCCCAACCATAAATCTTAAATGATGAAAAGACATCCAATTCAATATCATCATATTTCTCACACAGTTTAGCAAAAACTGGAGCAAGTATTGTCAATCCACGCTGTGGTGTGGATGTATAAACCAAACTGATTGGACCATCCGATGGCTTTTCAACATAATCAATAGGTTCAATTGCATTATGAAGTACAACAAACTTTGAATATGGGATGTTATAATAATGGACATAGGCTTGCATCTGCCAGTTAGAAACAGCTACAATACGATGGAACTGTTCCCATTTTCCATTTGCCAGTGCTTCGTTTGCCGCTGGATCACCTGGAAGATCCTGTACAAAGAAAATACGAATCTTTGTTGGATCTGGAGCCTGACTTACACGCGAAGACTGAATCTGGAAGTTTTCCAGAAGTTCACGTGGAATCCGTCCATCATACAGCTTTCGATGCATATATTCGGAACCACCTGACGAATTCTTCGCCATTTCATGGGTAATCATTAAGTCTGTATTCATTTATTTTCCTCTATTAATTAAAAATTTCCACATATTCGTCAAACCCTTCGGATGGCATGGGATACTCGAAACTCTTCGCCATGCTATCCAAAATAGATAATGAAATAATTTTACCCGGACGATTATTGATACGTCGCATCCATTCATTATGGTCCGTACAAGAAACAACCACAGCAACCTTCTTATAATAATCAGGAAATCTGTCCAGCTTCTTCATGCGAGATTTTTGGGTAAGATTAGTCTGGTCCCAAATACAATCCTTATCATGTGCAATTGCATAACGAACTTCGGCATGACACTCTTTTTGTGCTTCCTTAATCAACTCCTTGAACATTTGATTATAGGTTCTGCAATTGCGCTTGGCAATGTTTTCAATATAATCATCCGTGCTGGCAATGATTGGATAATAGATCTGTCCATTTTCATCACCCTTCATTTTAGAAAGGAATTCTTTAACCCAATGAGACTTACCAGATCCCGGCAAACCAATCATCATATACAAAGTCGGAGACAAAGACATTACTTATTACCTTTAATTGGAAATTTCTTAACTACATCATAATAATCATCAGAAGGTGTAACACCTCTATCATTCATAGAAACACCATACAATGGATATTTCGAAAAGTCAATATGTTCCTTACTTGGAAGGCTATTCATAAGTCGTGACCATTCACAATAAAAAACACCATCTTCAATAGTGATTCCGTATTCCCAATCACCGAGTACATAACCTTTCTTATGCTCAATCATTATAATAACTCCAGTTTTCATATCCCCAAAGATGTTTTACTTTATCAATTTGAGTTTGACTCCCACAATTTTTCTTAATAAGATTTTTGATAGCATTAATAGGGGTTTCGCCATCATACATCTTAAACAAAATAGTCTTTTGCATTGAACCAAATTTGTTGGCATAATCAAGAGCAAATTCTTTTCTAGTAAGATTTTTGAATTGATTAAAACTCATATCCAATTCAAATATTACATCATTGATATTGTTCCAAAACTTAGTTTCAAATTCTTCCAGTCTCACCCGATCATCATGGAGAAGGAAAGGTTTAATGTCATCAATTCGTTCATTGATGATTGCACTAACCACATTCTTTTCAAGATTAATTTGATCCTTAGCCCTATGAATCGCGACGTACCACTCCCCCTTAGTCTTAAGCATATGGCCGTCGTCAAAGCGGAGAACGTATCCTTCAGCCCCTTCTAGCGTCTTAACATGACTTAGAAAGTTTTCAATTCCGTCAAATGTACCTTCATATGCCTTAACTACAGGAATTTTCCAAGTATTTGCCAGATGAACCATATCCGAATATTTCATATATTGACCATTATTAGTGGATCTGACAGCAGTCAATACTAGATTATCCTCGGCATAATCAATAACAATTCGATTCTTCCTTGAACACCATTCAAAGATTGGAGTCATACCCCAACCTAAACAATCAATACAAAAATCATTATAAAGGTTTACACTCTTGGAAACGAACTCTTCTGCATTCATTGAAACTTCCGTAATGCCCATCTTGGTGCCATAACGGACATATTCTACTCTAAAATCCTCATCAAAATAAGGAATTGGAGTAATCATTGAGCCATCAAGTTTTTCAAGAATAACAAATGGACGCGACCAATCAATATTCTTGATCTCGGTTTCAGTCCGTTCATTAATATTATGGAACTTGTGATATCGGCGCGCAATTACCTTACCGGACTTAGAGAATACAAGTCCTCTGCATTCTCTAAGAATTGCTTCATCTTCACTGGTGACTATTGGAAATGTCTCAATATCGCTAACCATGTAGTTTACAATATCATAATCTTCCCGTTCAGCCACAATAAACTCTGGCTTATCTTTAATTGCCTTTTTAACCTGATCGATATGAATAATGGTAGGAAATTTAAACAGATAAGTCATTCAACACCATTTTTTAAAATAAGTAATCTTCTTATGAAGATCCTCTAACGTCATTTGGATTTTTATCATATCATAGAGGCGAGGCAGAGTTAACGAATTTCTAACAGATTGTTCATGTGAATATTCTGTTCTCTTATACCTTCCTTCTGTATCCTTTAAATAAGATGATGTATAAATAACCATCCTATTTGTATCAACTTCAATCACACCTTCATTAAAAATCTTGACATCAATATCTTTATACCACAGTTCATATACACGATATACAAACCGTTTCCATTGTTTTTTAGTGATCATTTGGAGGAGATCCTATAATTACATTAATATCTAATTCATCACACTCCCCCTGACAGTTGTCACAACAGCGAGTATGACCTTCCAAATAAATTGTCGATTCACAAGCAAACTTACCTGCCTTATGAATGGCATTGATTTCAGCATGTGCTTTCTGCTCACATACTTCCCAACAAAAATGATATCCTTCACCAAACGCATAATCTGCTCTAGGACAAACGTCCTGTGGATTCTCGCAATCATTTTCACCAACAAATCGTTGTCCATCTCGTGTGATCAAAGTGGCGATCACACGAGTCTTTACGCATGGTCCTGACATATTTAAAGATACTTTCTTTTTACTTCTGCAGATAGCTTCCGATATTTGAATTTAATATATGGCTTATGAACCATATCATAAATCTTATAACTCACCCCACCAACAGTTAATAGTGTTGCAAATATAAGATCATTCATAAAACGTTCTCGCATTTTTTAACCTCTATATTTTTTACCCAACTTATCTAATAAAGACTCTGGAAGAAATTGACATAACCAACAAAAACAAAGGATTAAAAATCGACGCATTAGAAATCTCCTTTTGCAACCTGCAGGACACGAAGTCCTGCAGCCCTAAATGCATCGACAACCTGCTGTCGATCATCTATTGCTAGAGTTGGGGAGAACCCATCATTACGCATCTGCGCAAGAAGTTCGACCTTAACAATTGAATCAGGACGATTATCTTTAGGTGGACGCATATACAGCTTTTCCCACTCAAAATTCACATTCATAATCAACCAATTCTCTGTTGCTTCTCTGTTTTCTTCTTCACGACCCGTACAAAGAATAATTTGATGTCCATCTCTTGAAAGTGCCCACACAAGATCATGGATGTCTTCATGAACTGTATCATCTGGAATACCAGCAAAGAAAGCTCGCCAATTCTTTGGCTTAGACCTGATATAATGAATACGATGGGAGCAATCACAAATTGTCCCATCCAAGTCGCATACTATATCCAAAATATATTCCTTTAGGTGGTATAACGCGACTGTACAGATACAACCGAATCATAACGGAATGAACGCCATTCCTTCAAATCTACATCCCAAACAGCACACACATCAGGGTTTACCTTACGTGGCTTCTTGGCATCTTTCTTAGCCTGTTCTTCTTCAGACAGAACAGGTGGCGGTGGAACCACAAATCTATTAAGCGTACAATTTAAGATTCGATTAGAACCATCCACCTTTGTGAAGATTACTTCCATAATGCCTTCCCTCAAATCTGCGAGGAAGGCATTTCTATCGACTATACCTGACAAATCATTTATCCTTCTTGTTTAATTTCTTACGGAATTCCTGCTGCTGAATCTTCAAATAAGACTTCAGCATTCCTTGCTGTAGATGCAAACATAGCATCATATAATACATTAGTCCGTGCATGAATTTAATCCTAAAATGGTCATTTATTTAAAATCAACAGAAGTTGTTGGAACCCCCCAATATACTTTCCGTCAACCTTAATAATTGGAAGTATTGTAACACCTGGAAACAAACTTTTTGTTTCCGCAATAGTAAGATCTTCACCTACGAGATATTCTGTATAAGGCAGATTCCTATTTTTTAGGAGCTTCTTAGCCTTAACACAATACTCGCAACCCTTTCGTGAATAGACTTCAATAAGCATATTATATATTCCTTTAATTATTCAAAAACCGAAAGAGATTCAAAAGGAACATCAGAAAATGAGATAACAAAGATACCATATTCGGTATTTTCGTCTTCATTTTCAAGCTGTTCTGCGTACAACCCTGCTTCAAGCTGATCAATAATTGGCTTGGTATTAGAGAAAGCATCATACACCTTCTGTGGTGAATAATAACCTTCCTCATTAAGAAGGTTTTCAAAACACTGTGCCTTCATAACCCGGAATTCATTTTTGGTCTGTAGAAGGGCAACAAAGTTATCGGCGCTCATATCAAGCATCCTTCGGACGAACATGATGGGAAACAGGTGCAGTGGAATGCCAAGTTCCGTCCTTACCCTTCTTTGCATTCGCACGAGCTTCTTCCTTCTGTGAAGGTGTGCGATATGGCTTCATATTCAGCATATTCAACGGTTCCTTATCAGAGACACGCATACCTACGACATGATTACTAGACATTTTATATTTCCTTTTCAATTAAAACTTAGCGATGCTTTCCATCAGCACGAATCTCACGAAGAATTTCACCTGTGTATTTTGAGCGCATGGAAGCACGTTCAAGTGTATCACATGTAACACATAACTTACCAACCAACTTTTTTTCTGCCAAACAAATGCATCACCAACAAGACTCGGCTTACTATCCATATAAAATTTTGTCATTTATTTTCCTTTCAAAACTTAGTAATGGTAACTTTTGGCTTTTCTGATTGTGCCTTGGAAAGTAGTTTTACAATATAATAACAATATTCTTGAGATTCTGCAGCAAATAATTCTGCACCTTCCTGTGCTTCTTTTTCAGAATTATATTTCTCAACAATACCAGTAGTATATCCTCCATCAATGGTGGTTTCAAATACTGCAAATACACCACCAAGAGAAATTGGTTTTACTCGTGTAGTGTAACAAGCAATAGTAGCATGATTGTCCATATTAACATAGACGATATCAAATTCTTGTTTACGAATAGTTCCTTTATCTCCTGTCATAGATTGGGCGGTATAATCTTCAATCATTTCAACTCTATCACCAGCTTTATAATCAGTCATAATATTCCCTTAAAGGGTAGTTACAATTACTTTTGGTTCTTCAGTTTCTACAAGTGTGAGTATCTTTACTACATAATACTTAAATTCTGTGCATTTTTTTTGCAAGATTTTGTGCTGAATCTAGCGCATCTTGATATGAAGCATATTCACCAGCAAGACCACTTGAAATGTAATTTGGAGTTTTAGAAACCTCAATCACAGCATATTTGTCTGAAACTTTCTTCAAACGCTTATAAAAACATTCAAAAGACATATCAGACTTTTCAATCTCAACAAGATATTCCTCACCAGGAATACTAATACCTTTTCTAATGTGACTAACAGTACCTCTAAATCCCACTGGTCTAGAACCATATTTTTCAATAAGTTCAACCTTATCACCAACTTTAAATTCACAATCAATCATATCATTTTCCTCACATTATTAAAATATGATGGGAGATAATCTCCCATCATATTAGATTACAGCTTCAACAAATTTAGGATTCTTGGGAAGAACCTGCTTCCTTGACTCCACAACTGCTTCGTTATAAGCAACGAAATTAGCATAATAACGAATCAACCAAGGAGTTACCACCTTAATTGAATGTGGCTGTGGTCGAATAGTAAATGATCCATTATAAAACTCAACACCACCATTAGGAACTTCCTTAATACCACAAAGTGCTTCATCTTTCCACTGGGCAAATCTCTGTCCAACGGTGCGCCAATCCTGATCGCAATACTTGCTGATCATCTTTTCAATCTTATACCAATTTGGCTGCGTATAGGAAAAATGTTCCATCTCACGATAAGACTTTCCGCGAAGGAAACCATATGCAAGATGAGATGCACGTGCTTCTTCTCTAATATCTACGATGCGATGATGGTGAAGATTGAAATTATGCAGTTCATGCTTTTCAGCCATTTCCTGCTTCGCCCTGTTTCGGGCAGCATGTGCATGCCACTTTGCGACACGATCTTCATGACGAATGATCTTGGTTTCTTCAGTTAGTGATTTAATCTTAACTCTGAGTAGAAGTTCTTTCATTTTAGTTCTCCGTTAGTTTAATGTCATTTTATTTGCAGTTCATATTGTATAACTATGGAGGTGCTCTAATTGAGGATTCAATACATCCTATTATTTCCTTTTATTAGTTTCATTCTATTTATAGAAAATGGAGACCGTGAAGGGAATAGAACCCTTATTTCGTGGATTTGAAGTTCCTGAAATGTACCATACCACAGCCATTTATTTTATCTTATCTTAATTAATTCTAATTGATCACCAGAGAAGATATGCAGTGCACCTGCTACGGCTGGCACCGTACATTCAACAACATAACGAGCCTTTCCATCAAGCGTATGAAAGGCGGAAACAACAACTCCTGGCCATTGATAACCCTTTACCTTCTGTACAGCTTGAAGTGGATTAAATTTCAAATCTTCATACATTTTTCATACCTTTAAAATGGCTCCCCGGACTGGATTCGAACCAATGACCTTTCGCTTAACAGGCGCTTGCTCTACCAACTGAGCTACCGGGAAAACCTTTTATTTCCTGATTACTTTCATAGTCTAATCTTATTTATATAATCTGTCAAGAAGTTTTAGCAGGTTTATTAAAATAATCGAACCACTTCTGTGCCAGAACACCACGCTTTTCAAGCTGACCGGGAGCGCCGGGAACTTCGTAATATTGACATGCTAGACTACCAGCTTCGGTTGCTGTCTTTGCACTTTGAATAAAAGCTAGTGCCTTATGTTTTGAATTCTGTAATTCCCACCAAACACCATTCAACTGATCTTCAAGTGGAGGGAAAGTAGAAATATCAATACCACAACCATCATAAACAGAATTACCATCACGAATAAGAACAATTCTATCCATATGGATTTGATGTAGACCGTATGCATGACCTTTATCACCAAAAGCCTTTGGGTCCAATGAACTTTCTGCATCTGCCTGTGCAAGCATTCCACATGACTGTTCTGGTGTTAATCCTACATCAATCCAGAAATCATAGATTGTTTTTGCATTTGCGTAATATGTTGTGTTAGTCATGTTAACTCCTGTTGCCCTAAAAAATTTATGAATGTTTACTGAAACACCATTAAAAAAATCTATTAATTTCATCTATCAGTCACTGGATTATAATCTACTGCTGGATACCATTTACCATTAAATACTGAATTCTGACGTGCCAGTGTAATTCTTTGAACATGATCCCAATCATGGAATGTATGTTTCTGATCTGGTAGACCCCAATCGATACCGGAGACCAAACCTACTTGTTTACAAAGCGGAACCAAGAACTGGTACTTTGAACCATCTTCAATATATTTACCATCGACATATAATTCGAGATCACATGCTAGTCCATAACCATGACAACCAACATTCTTTAATTTTGACCATCCTTTTGAAAAAACATATTGCTGTCGAGTCTGTGAGCGAAAAGTTTCAGCAACTTTAAGTTCATAACCTTCTGAGTGTGCAAGAAGGATTAACTTTTCAACAGCGGAGCGTGTTCCCGGTTCAAGTAATGCAACATCCGAAATAGTATTATTTGTATGGAAGCGAGGATCTTTTTTGATTACGTCTAAATAAAAGTTTGACATTATATTTCTTTCTTTCTTTCTTAATTATTTTTAATTATATATTGTATCTCGCAAGGTTTAATATATGTTATTCTAGTTGTTGGATCGTGTTCATCTTTTTCGGTTAAAATAATGTTTTTTAAAACTCTACGCCTCATACTACCAGAATCAAAAAAGTATGCAAAATTCTTATCAACTTTATTAATTAAGGTCCAGTGAGCGCCAATACCATAATCAACAATTCCAACAAATACAATCATTTTATCTTTGTATTTTTTTAAATCTGCTCTAATGATGTCAAATGTTTCTGTACTATTTAGGGAAAAATTAGGCTTGAGTATCTCTATATCAGCAACTAATTTTTTTGTTTTCTTCCCTCTTTTCAATATTCTTAAAATAAGTTCTGTTGGAATGTAGGTAATACCTTCCTTTGTGATTTTATTATATCTCTTTCCATAATGTTCGATAATCTCATCAATAATAACCGAACCTTCATTATTATTTAAATCATTAAGATATTTGATGGAATTAATGACAGAATAAATTCCACAGGTACAATCTAATTCTCCTTGTTTATATGGTGACATAAAATGTCCTTATAAAATTACTGGAAATACTTTTTTATTATGTGGTTCTTTTAATTCAAGATCAGCCGCCTTGGCTGTTTCATCCCACTTTTTGATCATTTCTTCACGCCATGCTGTTTCACAAGGGCCACGCGGTGGAGATATGGCATATCTCCACCAAATAGGAATTCCTTTTCTTGTTGTGATTCTATAAACACAATCACATGCTTCTAGATCTTGCAACAGTTCATGCATATTTTCTTGATTATATTCGTATAACTTATGCTCCATTTTTACATAAGCATTATATGTTTTATTTTTAAATACAACTCTTAAATTATCATATGTTTCTTTTTCTAAAGTAAATTCTACTGGATATGGTTCTTCATTCCAGCCTGTGGTTAATGCACCTCTACCTAAAACATTACCATCATCATCAATAACAAAATAACATTGTGTACAACAAGAAGGAATATACACCTCATTATCAACATAAAATACATATCTAGCCATCAAACAACCTCTTTAATAAATCCACGCTTGGTGTTCATCATCTTAAGTAAACCCCGAAAAACTTCCCTATCCATACTTAAATCATGACAGTTTAATAATTCATCTATTACTTTGTCAAAATATGCTTGATATGCATCATCGATAGGAAACATAATTTGCGGACTAATATTGCCAGCAATAAAATTGCTTCCTACCATTCTAAGATCAAAAACGGCTTTTCCAAGAGCTATCATTGATTCATTTTGAAGTGTAGATAGATATCGTTCATTATTATTTTGTGTAGGAATTAACTCCTGCTTTTCTTTACGTTTCCTAGCCATATTTGCAATATCTCCAAAGCCTTATCACGGTTCTCCTTATATTTAGGAGATTTTTCAACAGGCTTATTTTTGCGCTCTATTGCGACTTTCCAGTAGGATTCCAAAATAATACTCTCATCTTTGGTAAGGCTAAACGAAACATTTCCATCATCAAAACAAACAAGTAGGTTAG